GGTCTCAGGCAATGCCATGAACGGGAGCGCACAAAAGGCCGTCGTAATTACAGCTGAGATTATCATCATTTCGTCCATGGGTTAAAGGTATGGGTTGCGCGTGTGATTCGCAAGTATAAAGCTCGTGAATATTTGCCTTGAATCAAAAAGCGATTGGCTATATGTTTGTGCTTTGCGAGTAAGGAAACACTTAGCTCATCTATCAGAGGAATTAATTATGAAACGTACAGCATCCGCAAAAGACAGAGGCTGTTAGAAACGATTACACTTACACGGCGGTCTATTCAACCGCTCCGGTACACGCTCTGTACTCCGTGGCAATAGAGCACTAGCCCTTGCATATGCTTGGGCTTTTTTTATAACACCTCGGAAGCCTCTCAACGATGCTCAAATCTCGACCGGAATCAACCGGTATCATCAGGCGGACGCGCTCGGAGTGAGGTTTCTTTTTACGCCTGCGCAAAGAAAAAGGCCGCTCGAAGGCGGCCTCCTGTTTGGTGAGTTGGGTTGCTATAGCGACAAACTAATCATAACCGACCTGAATTTGTGCCACTCATCGCAACCCATTAGCACTTCATGCAGTGATTCGTCTGATTCGATAAGATCATGAAACTTAATAGCCTTATCAATCGCCTCTTTTTCTAATTCACTCATCTTCCATTCTCCTTTTTATCTTTCACAACTCATTGACTGCGCAGTGATGCACCATGATACGGTATTTTCAAAATCAGCCTGCACATACTCATCAATTAATGTTTGGCAGTCGGATTCGGTCTCGCATTCATCCAGCTCATCATCCGGAACCTCTGTCGTTTGTGGACGAGATCCACCGCAATAACCGTCTTCAATTTCCCAAGTAACTTCCATTCCATTCTCCTGTTTTTATTTTGTCACAACGCGGGGTTAGTAATGATTAGCACGGGGAATAATCATAGGCGAAATAATGGCACTGCTTTTTTGTGATGCGCCCGGACTCATGTAGTAGGTTTAGATCTCTGTTGTAATTTCCCAGAACCTCGACGATTTTGCCTGTCTTATTATTCGACCACTTTTCACCACGTTTGCACTTTCTTGCAACTTCTACCTTGCTCTGATAGTCAAGGGTACTCCATTCTACTGAATTCATCTTCCATTTCCTCCTGTTAATTACAACGCTCATTCAACACCCGATTAATCACGGCAATTTCCTTGATCGGTCGCCCCGGTCGTTAGTAATCCGCCATGATTTCGGCCTTCTCAGCGTCACGCACAAACGCTTCCTTTTTACGTTGCGCTTTCTGCTGGTCTTCGAAATGTCGATGTGCCTTCATGCTGTAGTCTTTCATTGGCCTTCTCCTCTGTTTCGGTTTGTTTTAACATGCATCGTTTCAGCATTTCAATTGTTTCCGTCTTCATTAGGTCCGAAGGCTGGCAGAAGACAATGCGCCATCCCATTTCAGCCGCCGTGTTTAGCTTCTCCCACTCTTTAAGCAGTGCCGCGCCTCTTGTGTGCCTTCCGTTGGTAAAGATTCCTCCCTGTACCTCTAAGGCCAGTTTATGCTCAGGCCAAGCCAAATCAAAGCGCCAACGCCGCACAGGATGAAACTTGTGTTCAAATACCGGCGCATCAACTCCCAACTGGGTAAGCACTGAGCGAACAACGTCTTTGTCATAGGCCGGTTTTTTAGGATTCGTCTTTTTCATCCTTCTCCCTTGCTTATTTGCTCCCTGATCATAAACGCGATTGTATCGCACCCCGCCGCCTCGTAGTCTTTCGCCAACTCTTCAAGTTCCTTCTCTGCCATTATCCGCTCCTCCTCTGTTTGTTCCGCTCTTGAGCAACCCGTTTTCCGAGCCGCTTTAGCTTTTTCTGCCTGATCATACTACAATATTCGTCTTCTGGATCGTACATAATCCGAGCCTGTTCCAGCATAATTTCGACATCAACGACCTCTTCAAGAAACTCCTCAATCGTTTTTCGGCTGCGCTTAAACTGATTCACAGCCGCGACGAGTTCACCCGCCTCCTCCGAAATCATATCGGTTTGATTATCCACGCCGAACACGTTAATCGCTTCCTCTAATATCCGTTTTTCATCCATTGCGCCCTCCTTAAAAGCGGCCATTACGACCGCATAGTTTAGCCGCTTATGCTTGGGCGCGGAGTTCTGCCATTTTTGCGCGGTAGATTACGGCCAGCTTATTGCGTCCGGCCTCGTCATACTTCACTTCTCCCATCTTTTCGCCAGCCGCCTGAAGTTCTGTAATCGTTGCGCACTTTTCAAAGTCAGTCTTGAACGATTCAAACTCATCCTCTGAAAGCTCAACCAGCGGAACCGTATTAATCACGCCGATTTCGTGAGACGATTTCTTGCCGCGTGACTTGGTAAGCATAATCTTCAAAGGCTTTTCAATGTCGCTCATGCTTGAGATTCGAATCCCCCCAACCGCCTGACCTGCCCACGTAACATTTTGATCAAGGTACAGCGTTACCTGCCGACCAACAAACTTGTCGCCGTCTGAAGTCTTCCAACCGGCAATCAGAACGCGCAAAGTCGATTTGCAAGGTTTCCAAGGTTTCCCGTTGTCGCCTTCGTAGTGAATCGAAACCGGCTGTTCTCCTGCCGCCACTTTAACCGAGGTGATTTTGATAGTCTTCGGCCCCGCGATAAGGTCATCCGCGTTCAGTTGGTCGCTCTTTGGTTCGATTGCTTTTCTTAAATCAGTCATAATATTATCCTTCGCTTTCTGTGATCATATCTTCAAGGACGAACTCGACGCGCTCTGTCTGCACCATGTTCATTGCGTGAGACTCATAAACAACCATGGCTTTGGTTACGTGCATTTCAAAATCAGAAACAGCAGTCCTGATAAGCTCCATGCGCTCGGCATCCGGCATAACCCGTTTAACAAAGATCGGCATACCGTTCGAGTACTGGACGAAATCAATCCACTCGCGGCCAGTCACCAGCAGGAACGCTTGACATTGATTCATGTATTCATCCGGCACGGTATCAGAAACGATTGTTGCGACCTGAAACTTTGCTTTCCGAGATTTGATCTCAATGCCGCCGTTTTCACCAACCAGCCCGTCAGGTGATACGCCGATTTTGAACGCGCCAAAGTCACGAACAATGAAGCCGCATTCTTCAACCTCTGCATAGTTTTCAATGTAAACATCGCGGGCGGTTTCTTCTTCAATATGGCCCCGTTGCATGTCGTAGCTTTCGAAGTGATCCTCAATCCGCATATTGACGCGCTGTGATGCCTTCTCGCAGGCATAGGCTTGCACCTTGGCACCGCTTGCAAGTTTTCCCTTTGGCGTGACCAGGTTGTTAACCTCGCTTGCTGTAACGATTCCGAGGCGGGCTGACAACCATTCATCGGTGCCTTGTTCCAGTTCGCGGTAATATTTAATGTCGCTCATGTTCTTTTTCTCCAGTTTGTTTCGTTTATTTAGCTTTAAGCATATTCACCGGAATAGCTATGTCGCCGGTTACAGATTTGAAGTCCAGCGGAACCGTCACCATCTGCGCTTCATCGTTTTCGTCGTTGCGAATGTCGGCAGAATCAGCGGCAATGTCGGCCTCGTCTGCTGTCATCGTGAATCCCTGCAATGTTTCCCGCAGTGAATCTCCCAACATGTCGAGCAGGCAACCGGCGCAATACACGGCACCTTTATAAAACGAGTCACCCATCAAACAGCAAGCGTGGCCCTCGCATTCCTGCTCATACACCATGTCGCCTGAATTCGCAGGTTCAGCGCCTTCTAAGTGGCGTTCGCTGGCTTCCATTATTTCGACTCCTTTTTAATAATCTGCTTTGCCCGCTTTGAAAGAACTGATGCGTAATATGGTTCCCGCTCCGATCCTTCCCGCTTTGCTTGGCGAACCAACGCCTCCCATTCGTACCGAGGAAGTGTCGTTGCTACCCGCTTCAGATCGTCGGCCTCGTAGCAGAACTGACCGCATATAGTGCATACGTATAAGTCATCCGCACCAGTGTTGCTGTATAACTCAACATCAACCGGCTTATTGCAATCAATACACATGATTTTCTTCATTTGTTGCTCCTTTGTTTATTGAAAGTAGAGCCATTAAGCCACAGGCAAACCGCCGTGTAAATAACTAAATTAAAATAATATTTCATTAAAATAAAACTTGCCATCCCCCTCCCGATTTGCGAAATTCCAGCCATCGAAAGAAACGAAACAAAAACACTAACGGAACACAAACGGGAGACAGAGGCATGAACACTAGAGACGGATACGAAATCAAAATCGGCGATACACTTTGCAACCATCTCGGGGAATCTCTTTTGGTAAGAGAATTATTCCCCGAAAGCGACGGACCAGAAAAGCTTATTGTTACGCCGCAGTTTCTCGTAGAGTCGATGATTGCGAGCGGAGCCGGTGGATATCACAGCGAGATCGATGTTGAATGCGAGTACGAGGCAGAAGACACCGTTGTTCTTGCCGCTGATGTTTTCTTGTACGCCCCGACCGCCCGCATCAGCGAGGAAATACAGGCGAAGAAAGACGAGCTAAAAGGTCTGTGCGAAAGAATCGGACTTGCGAAAGTTGAGTTAAGATTCGCAAACGAAGAATCAGCCAAGGGGATCAAGGAAGCAAAAGCGGCAACTGAAAAGGCGCAGGCTGACCTTTCCGAGATCCGGCAGATGCTTTCTCGCTCGCTTGATGCCACAAAGTAGCCACATCGAAAGAAACGAACACAAACGCTAACGGAGAAAATGGATGAAGAAATTTGAATTTGTATCAAAAAATGGTTGCGCAGTTGTTGATGTCACAATCTCAACCCGACTCGAATGCAAGTGCGGGAAGGCGTCTCTTGTCGAACTCGATACGGATCTTGTGCACGGATACTACGATTCGGTTTCTGTATTCCTTGAAATTGAGTGCCCGCACTGTCACGAGAAATACGAAAAAGAGCTTTATTAATAACCACCACCTACCAAACCGCACAAAAGGAGAAATCGAATGACCGATAAAAGCACACTTGAAAAAATGACGGACGCCGAGAAGGTCGGAAAGATTGCGGGGATCTGCTTCGGGAATGACTTCGATGCAAATGCGCAATTCGAAACCAATGCGGGCGGGCATCCGTGCGTTACGGTATGGTTCCATAATGAGGGGAAGGCATACAGCGCTTGCCTGATTATGGAATGGGACAAATACGCGCCATCCGGATCAATGCTCACCCTCTCCGAGATCATCAACCTGTTGGAATTCATCCGCGACAATCCACGGGAGGCGGAATAATGGGGCGCACATACTGTTTCAACTGCGGGCGCGTCGGGTGCGATAACGATTGCGAGCCTGTCGTGTTAGATGCCCCTTGCAAGGGGTGCGGCGGAGAAGTATGGGAGCAATACGAAGGCCCGCGGAAGTACTTTGAATGCATGGACTGCGGAAAGGTGGATTTATAATGAGCGCAGACGATAAAACCAAACTGGCACGGCTGGACGTTTTATTGCTTGAAAACGAAAGAGAGCGAGGACGTTTGATAGGCGAGATGCACGCCCTCTACGCCGAGATGGGACGCAATGCACAAAACGCGCTTAAAAAAGAGATCACGGAGGAAGATTGATGAGAGAGCATAAATATAAAGCGAAACGGATTGATACAGGCGAGTGGGTGTTTGGTGATCTTATCAGTACAGAGAATGAGGCCGTAATAGTTCCTACCAACGCGTTTCTTTGCACGGAGAAAGACAAGGAGGATGCCCTTATTGTTATTGGGTTCATTGACGTAGACCCCGCCACGGTCTGCGAGTTCACCGGATCGGAAGGCAAATACGAAGGCGACATTCTCGATGATCCAGATGACGAGGGCGGCGGAATGGTCATTGCATGGTGTAAATCTCGCTTTGCATTTGTTGTTGCGGAGTTAGACGGAACATACATTGACAATCTTTCAGAGGTCGAATCGCTCAAAGTGATCGGCAACATATTTGATGAGGCCGGGTAAATGCCAATGACCAGCGCAGAGCTTCAGGAGTTACGCATTCGCCGCGATGCCGCAGGAAAGGAATACACGCGCCTTAACAACGAATTTCTTGAAGAGGCCAGCAAACTCGTTGACATCCAAGAGCGCGAAGAGGAAGACGAACCATCAAAGGCGGCTCTTCGTATGCGTAAAATGCGCAAGAACTGCGGCAGGGCTGACCGGTACTGGACAAACCGCATATGTGCCGGAGTCGACAACAAACAGCTTTTAAACGCCATCCTGTCCGATTACGAGGGGCGCTATAAGCAAACGGCCTTTGATATGATCGAGGCGGCGCGTATCAAGATCGTGGAACGGTTTGCCGATACGGTGGCTGTTTATCCAGAGCGGGCCTTGGTTCTCGTAACACAACCAGCTATGTAATTTAGTTACACAACGAAAACGGAGCATGAAATGAACCAGAACCAGAAAGTAGTACAGCACCTAGAGCGCCACGGCTCGATAAACACGTCCGAGGCAAAAGATAAGTACGGCATCAAGCGGCTACCGGCGAGGATCGGAGATCTGAGGCGCATGGGGCATACGATCAAGTCGAATCTCGTTTTCCACATGGAGCCAGACGGATTCGATATTAAAATCGCAGTTTACAGCCTTGGCGCTTAATGTCTGATCCTTCATACCGCTGGATCAGCAAGGCAGAAACCGAACGAACCGAACGAGAGGAGAAAGAGATGGGAAAATTTAAGAAAGAGGATTTGACGGATGACGAATTGTGCGTCGAGATAAATAGAGCCAATCTGATAGTTATAGAGTTCAAGGATGCAGTGACAAACGCACCAAGCAAAGGGTTCCACACGAACTCAGACGAGTTCAGGAAATTAAAGTTGCGCTCAAGCAAGGCTGGTCATTGGCATCAAATGCTTTTACGTGAAGCTGGCAATCGGAAAAGGCGGGCCGCGAACAACCACCACGCGCTGGTTGAGGCGCTTGAGGCTGTACTCAGAGACCTTGAATCAATGCCGACATCGCTGGGGTTTAAATACACCAGCGGAAACAAGGCCCGAAAAGCACTTGAGGAGGCCACGAAATGAAAATTGATAAATGGTGTCTATGCGCCGGTTCCGTTGGCGGCTTGCTTAATTTTGTATTCGGAGGAGATGCGTCTATGCTTGCGGCTTCATATCTTCTAGCGGTCATGGCGCTCGCATTTGAAAACGAACCACCAGAAGATATCAAAACACTAGGGGCTCAGGATGGGCCAGAAAAGGGAGAGGGTTGATGATTGGATTGAATGTGATTAAAACAGGGCTTGTGTTGCTAATTGCCATGGTGATATTTGCAAAGGCTGATCACGACTGCAATATGCTCAATGATCACCAACAGGTAATAGCGGGCATAATGGTTATTGCAGCCTTTACCGTGACAGTGGCCGGATTGATTCTGTGGATTTGGGGCATTTAACCGGCTTTGACCCTTGACCTTCCGCCGCTTCAGGCGTAGGTTTGTACATTGAAAGGTGGCTTAACCGAGATCGCGTCGACAACGATCAAGGGGATAGTCCATACCCTAGCGGGACGTGCCACTATTTCTTTTCATAAAGCTAGGGATAAAAGCTAGGGCGAGACTCCTTCAAGGCTTCCGCTCGTAAAAACAGGAGGCAATATGTCTACGTATAAAAAAACGCGTCGCAATAGCGTATACGATGATCCACGATGGAAAGAGCGCCGTATAGAGATCCTTGAGATCGATGGCTATAAATGCAAACGGTGCGGACTAAATAACGACCTCGAAGTTCACCACCTAATCTACCGCGTTGATAAGGAGATCTGGGAATATTCGGATCAGGAACTATTCACGCTTTGCAGTAATTGTCACAACGAATTCCACGCCATCAAGAATGAGCTTAATAAGCATCTGGCAGAGCTTGGAAGGAATTGGTGCTATGGACTCGCAAATGAGCGGGCAGAGTACAGGGACGCCGAAGCGGTGCTTAAATTCATGGCAGAACTCGGATTGATGGAATCAAAGATGTACGCAAGAAGTTGCATCGCGGCGGGTCATGTAATGGATGGGGCCGAGCTATGAACTGGTTAAACATCGAGCTCTCAACGCTTAGATCGAATGAGTATCTAGGCTCAGATCCGATTCAAAGGGCAACATGGTTAAATCTGATGGCCTATTGCGCGGATCAGGAAAACGGGGGAATAATTACAGACTGCGCATCTTGGGGCGACCGCAAATGGATGCAACTCGTCGGCGTTAGTAAATCAGAGGTACACGACCACTGTGACTTGTGGGTTTTTGACAACGACGCCGTGGTTGTTTGGTCGTACCCTTGCGCGAAAGAAATAGAGGTTCGTGCAAAAAGAGAAGCTGGCAAAAAAGGCGGAAGGCCCAAGAAAGACGGCACTAAAAAACCATCTGGTTCTGATGTTGAAAAACCACATGGTTCCGATCTGCTTGAACGGAAAGGAAAGGAAGGGAAGGGAAAGGAAGAGGAAATGAATAGTAAATTTACGCCTCCGGCTAGCGACGAAGTTTCTGCTTACATGACTTCTCGCGGAAAGTTCAGCAACCCAAAAAGTGAAGCTGAAAAGTTTTGCGACTTCTACGCCTCGAAAGGTTGGATGGTTGGGAAAAACAAAATGAAGGATTGGATGGCCGCTGTTCGGAATTGGGAGAAAGGCAATTCATCCATCGGGGCATCTAAGCCACAACCAAGCACATTCAGGGGATTTTAATCATGGACTACGCAGAAATAAAGCAACGCGTTGGAATGACGGATCTTTTGGGCGCCTACTCGGTTGAGGTAATCAAAGGACACGCCTGCTGCCCGATTCACGGCGGCGACAACAAAAAGGGCTTCCATGTCACAAACGACGATCAGGCTTGGAAGTGTTTTTCAGGTGATTGCGGAGGCGGTGACATTTTCACATTCGTTGAGAAGATGGACAAGATTGATAATTCAGCGGGCCGCCTGAAGATAATGGACCTGTTTAATCTTTCCGAACCGGCAGAACCGGCCCGCAAACCAAAGCCAAAGCCGGTTAAGAAGCAAAAGGCCGCGGTCGTAAAGCGCACCGAATACATTTACCGGTCGGAGGCTGGCAAGGAATTGTACAAGGTTCTGCGGATTGATTACGCTGACGGCAAGAAAGATTGCTTTCAGGAATGCAACGGAAGCCACACGCTACCCAAGGCCGTTAGGACACTATACAACCTCGATAAGATCAAAGGCAACCTAGAGGACTATATTTTCCTTTGCGAAGGCGAGAAGGCCGCTGACGCGCTAACAGAGTGCGGATACATAGGCACAACCAACCCTCTAGGCTCAGGAAACTGGGATTCAAGCTATGCAAAGCTGTTATCCAACCAGAAGGTCGTGATAATGCCGGATGCTGACGAGCAGGGCGAAAAGTGGCGAAATGCAGTGTTGGCAGATATGCGCGGAATCGTTGAAAGCGTTGTGATTATTCAGATGCCGGATGAGTTTATCGCTGAAAATCCAGAATTCAAAGGGCATGACATAGCCGACTACGTGCAGATAAATGGAATCGATGAAACCATTGACTTCATAATGGAATCGCTTTCGGAGTCTGAGGTTTTACCGCGAGGAGTTAAGCAGGAGATCCTTGGCAGGCCGTCAGATACTTGGGCCGACATCAAGAGAAGGGCGCGGGCAGGGATTAGCACCAATATTTTCAATATGTCTGACTGGTTGCCGAGTATGAATATAAACGTCAAAGAGGGTGACCTGATCGTTTTGATGGCGAACACCTCGACCGGGAAGACACGGATCCTGCACAACCTTCCGTTTCATATCAAACGGCTGAACTTTGCGGTTTTCGATCTTGAGCTTTCACAGGACACGCTTGCAGTCAGATATGCCGCGATGGAAAACAATATGTCTGTTACGGCGCTGGAAAAACGTCTTGAGATGGGAATGACGCTGAAAGACGTTTGCGTTGACAATGTATTCATTCAGAAGATCACCAACTTAACGGTCGAGAGGATCAAGGAGCGCGTTGAATTGATCGAGCTTGTGACCGGGCAAAAAATCCACGGTGTAGCGGTTGATTACATCGGGCTTATGTCCGGCAACGGTAGCAAGTACGAGGCGACATCGAATAACGTCGAGGAGTTCAAGGCGTATATTGGAGCATCTGATAAGTTCGGAGTTCTGACAACGCAAGTATCAAGGCCGATGGATAAGGAAAACGGAATGTTCGAGTGTCCGTCTCCGTTCTCTGCCAAGAACTCAGGCTCAATCGAGAACTCATCACAGACTTTGATCGGAATCTGGAAAGACAAGGATTCACACAAGCGGCTATGGGCGAGGATTATGAAGCATACACACGGCGAATATTATCAGGAGGATATTGCGCTGGATGCCAACGATTTGCTAATAACTGAGGACACCAGAACAACACAATACTAGCCCCCTCGCTACGCGGGTGACGGAATAAACAACAGGAGATAATTGGATGAGAAAATATAAGATAAACCTACATTCACACAGTTACTTTTCGGATGGGAAAAATTCGCCATACAAAATGGCGCTAAAAGCTAAAGAACTCGGATTTAGTGCATTAGTAATCACTGATCACTTTTATGGTTCCGAGTATAGTGATGACGCGAACTCTTTGAATACAAGAAGCTATGGACTGCTTAAATATGCATGCGAAGAAGCCAAGGAAATACTTCCGGTGATTGTGGGGATTGAGGCTGGATACTGCGGCCAAGAGGTTCTTGTGTTTGGTCAAGTTGCAATTAATAAGATTTTTGAAAATGGAAAATTGACTAAGCAACTACTCAATAGCTTGAGGATCAGTAAAACGTTCTTCGCTACAATTCTTTGCCACCCCGGTAGCAAATACTCCAATATGATTAAAGACGTTGATGGGTACGAGAGAATCAATTCGGCTCAGGATTTCTTTTCTCATGATGACAGGATTGGAGATCTAGATACTCACCTGAATGGCCGTGTAGGATGGTGCAATAGTGACGCTCACAGTGCGGATCGGTTGTCTTTTTGCTGGAACTTGGTCGGCAAGGATATTACCACGGAGGATCATTTGATAAAATACATCAAATCAAAGCAGCACCCCGAGCATTTTATCAACACGAAACATATTGATAAATTAGTTGCAGAATTAAAAGCTAGACGAAACTAGCCCAACCTTGCAACCCCCGGAAAACATGCTACACTGACGACAACGGATGACGGATAGGAGAAATGGAAATGACAGAAGCACAGATTGTGAAGTGTTGTTTCTGTGGCAAAGATTTCAAGCCATGGGATGACGGAATTAGTGGATTAAACGACTCGGCCTGCCGGTCATGTGATGATAGTTACGAAGACGGCATGTTATTCGACCGAGAGCTTGGTGATAGCTAATACGGACCTTGAAATTGAACGGATAGGAGAAATGACCATGAGCGATAAGTGCAAAGGATGCGGGCTAGAACTCATGGGATTTGACACGTGCCAAGGGTGCGGATTTGATAATGCGATTACTGAAAACAGCAAAAAGGAGAATGCAATGCCGTGGAAAGGAAAGCTACACCATGACACATCTGATTATTCAGACTGGGGATGGATCCGGGACGAGGGTGACCACTTAGTTATTGAGGTAAAAATTCCTTTCGGTGTGTCGGATGAAGAAAAGAATATGCATCGTAAAAACAGAACTGATCCGACACAGAAACGAGTTGATGAGATCTTGAAAGCATTGAACTAAAGGAGGACGCAATGGACACAAACGTACAGACACTTATTAATCTAGGCTGGTCCGAATACGAGGCCGTGCTGTTCATTCGGCAGGAGCTGCGGCGGTTGGATTGCGAGGGTGAATAGAAATGGATGATAAAAATATTTCAATGGCAATGGCGAAACTGGATGGATACGAATTCAGCGAGATTGATGTCGTCGGAAACTTTGTGTTCACAAAGAACGGTAATGGTTATTATCTAATCAATTATCCGCATGACTTCACCGCAATTCATCGCGTGCTAAAGGGGCTGACCAAGGAAGAGCGCCACAAAGTGGCGATTGAAATGGGCGCGAATTGGGAGATCGCATTGACGGCGGACGAAGGGCAGTGGTGCGAGTCAATTCTCAAGGCGACAGGGCTGTGGGTGTGAAACTCGAAGCCTGCACGAACTGCGGGACGGTGGCTCCTCGTTATGCCGAGAATTTTAACGGGGGTCCGATCTGCGAACACTGCGCGATTAATCACTTCAACTTCACCAGCGCAAAAGGCAAGTAACACGAAAAAAGGCCGCTCCCCTGTTACGGGTAGCGGCTTCTTCTTTTTGGTGGCGGTGGTTAGTCTAGCCGACCTGCTTCATCCAGTGATTTGTGTTTGCGTATCCGTGCGCGGTATTCCTTGATCAGCTTGTTCTTTTCGTCGCGCTCGTCAATGTGCTTCTGCATTTCTGAGGTGTACTCCTCAATGCTCAGGCCGTCGATTTCGTCTTTCTTGTATTCGATGTCGTTACATATTTCCGAAACGCTCCGGCTGTGTGTTGGTGCTTTGCGCTTTGCTGGTCCGTCGTGCTTGGCGATGAAGGCTTCGAATCTTCCGATTTGCTCGTCATCCATTCTTTCAAGATGTGAATTAGGCGTATCCCAAAACCCTGAGTCGCAATTATCCCCATCGTTAAATCTTCTGTGTGCTGGGCAGAATTTGCAGTCAAGCTTTGCGCAATTACGTTGCTCGCAAATAACCTTTGCCATTTCCACTTGTTTTTCTTTTACTGTGTTTTCGCTCATTTTGCTTTCTCCTGTTTGTTATTTTACTGCCTGATGGTCGTACGCGCTAAGAATTCCCGCCTCTCGCCGCTCTTCTGTGTTCAAGCGACGAATGATTGCCCAAAACCATGCAAAGCGACTGGTGCGCTGTTTGTGGACCTTCAGCGCGTCCGGGTGATGCTCGCCGTCGAATTTAACTTCATCGAACATTTGCGATACTGCGATTCGTGCATCCATGTCGCCGCCGAGTTCTTTTACTGCGTCTTCAAATGCTACTGCGATTTGCTGTTTGATTAATTTCTTTTTCATTTCATTTCTCCTCAGTATTGCGTTCTTACTTTGTTCCATGATCCGGTGCATCTATCACCAAATGGGACGAGTTTGAAACACAGGGGTGATGCGTTCATTGTAACACAGAATTCGCAAAGAACGCTTGTATTCTGCTTATACTCAAACCCGTCAACGATCTTGTGCTTAATGATTTTCGGCTCGCTCATTTGGTGGCCTCCGCTGAAATGTTTTCGATTTCCTGCATGAGTTCCGCGATTACAACCGCGGCATAAGGCGAAACGTATTTCATCATGGCCGGTAGAATCTCGTCAAGAACGGCGTTTAGTTCCAGCGCCTTTGATTCCAGCCGGTCATACTTCAGGCTCTTAACCGCCTTTTTCAGCAGTCCCAGCATAGGCCGGTTGCGCTTAGTGGTTCCCGCCTTGTTCAGCGCGTAGATGCTTTGCGGGCTGTACGGATCCGGTTCGGCCCGCAGTACCTGTTTTTCTTCGTTTGTGAGGCTCATTTTGCTTTCCTTATTTTATCATTACAAAACTGGCAGGTTACGAGCTTCTGCTTTTTAGTCGTGTGGACATGCGCCCGACCACATACGCCGGTTGTTCCTTCTTTCCTGAAGTGAACGTAACTCATTTTATCCTGTTTCATTTCTTTCTCCTGTTAAGTTCTGCCCGATAAGCTCGGGCGGGCTGTGGGTGGTTAGACGGTATCTGACTTAATCTCCTCCATATATCTCTGCGAATACCACGCATCCCACGCACTTCCTGACATCGCATCGTGCCTTTCCGAATCACATGACAATCCTTTTTTGAAATCATGCGATGCTTTGCTGTGGGCGTCCTCCATTGCTAGTTCTACATTTGTTTTAAAATCATTCATCTCATTTTCTCCGTTGTGCCGTTGGCCTATCCGCTGGCGATGGATACAAGGTAGCACACTCACAGTTTATGTCAACTACTGTTTATAGATTAAATGCAGAAAAGTGCTCTTTTGCGGAAAAGTGAATCTTTTTATAAATAGTGTTTGACCTCTCACCGGTTTCTGGTAGCTTCATCACATCAACAGGAGGAAATCGGATGAACACGACTTGCAAAAATTACAAACCACACCACCTGATTTTCGGTGACCTTGTAGTGGCTCAATATATGGCGCTTAATGAGGCGCTTGGACACGAGCCAACGCCTGACGAAATAACCGAACTTGGCGGCTATATCCGCAAGGCGCTAGAACAAGAGTTGGATGCGGGAAATAAAAAGCCTACAATTAAAGAGCTGATCCACTCAATGGGGACGGTTATTGATTCGGACCCGCGCGAATTGACAGACGAAGAAATACACGAAACGGCGATTATAACCGCAAGATAGAACGCACGACTAACCGCAACACGGAGGAAATAGGGATGTTTTACGAAAAGAAAATAATAAATGGTGTTTTGATGTTTCGCAATTCGCCAACAGGGGCGTGGCGACAGTTTTCAATCGAGGCAATGAGTACGAGGATTATCGAGCTTGAGGAAGCGATTGCTAATATAAGAGGCGGTGGGAATGATGAATAAAGAGTATTTTTATGAACTCGGATGGGATGCATATTACAACGGTCACTCAGAGAGCGACAACCCTTACCCTGAAACCGATATGCGTCATTGCCCATGGGATGACGGATTCAATGGCGCAAGGTTTAATAGCGGTATCTAACCACGCAAGCCGGAGAGATCCGGCGCAACCTCAAAGGGAGGGATGAAGGATGAAGAAGATAACCGTCGAAAGATTTACGCCGAAACTATGCCTTAAATGCGGAAACGAAAGCGGCAGAACACTTGACGCTGGACCATGGCAGTCGCGCTTTATTTGTCATGAATGCGGCGCTTATCACAACGTTTATCATCAAGATAGAATGGGCGGGTGTGGTGTTGATGCCGTTGTGTATTTGTACGATAGCATTGATGACGAGGAAGAACTAGCGTAACGGTCTGCCGCTTCCTCTTTGGTTGCGGCTGGCGAAAAAGGGAGAAAATTATGTTTGATATATTAGGCGCAATCGCGCTTGTTGTTTTTATTCTGTTCGGAATCTATGCTGTCTGTGATTGGTATGAGATTAAGATTTATAATTTCCTAATCTTCATTGTCGCGCTGGTGTCAGTTGCTCTTTTGTTAGGGCGCGGATATATGTTTTTCGTTAAATTAATAATTGGAGCATGATTGAGCAATAAAACCGGCAAAGAATTACCGACCGTCATAGTGGATTCTGGGCGAATGGCTGGCGGGGAAAAGTGAAAATAAATCGGAGGGATGAGGATGGCTGACTTTGACGTAAATCACAACGAGTTTATGGCGCAACACCACTTTACCATGGCTGAAAATAACAGATGGGTGGCATCACAGTTGCGCGGTGATGATGCGCGCTCGGCAGAAGACACCGCTATAAAGCGCATGGTTGCCGCTTGTAGAAGGCTGGAACTAGCACACGAATGGAGAGTGTTATGATTGAGTATGTAGATGTAGGCTGGGCAATTCGTCTTGTTCTTATATTGTTTGTTGGGGTTTTTCTTTTATGGGGCTGTGTTCAGGAAGTCAGGAAGGAGCTTGGAAGCCTCTTTTTTCGCCCCGACTTTTTTCATATTGCCTTTATGTCTATTGCGGCTTGTTGCGGGATTGTTGCTATTGTGTTTGCCTTTCTTTGCGTGTTTGGCGTCTTTGGGGGGCGTTTCGATGTAATAACCCTAAATTAGGGGTTGCAATACTGCGCCTGTTTGGTAAGTTACTTGGGTGTTAAGCGGAGTGAAGCCCGCGAAAAGGCAAAGAAGAGCAGTTCTTGTGGGAGGTCGGTTATTTGCGCCGCGCTTCAACTCCCACAAGAGGTGCTCTTTTTTTGTGCCTGCACATAGTCGCCCGTTGTGACCGCGTAAAGCGTTCTGTGCTGTTCCAGAGTTGTAATGACCGAAGCGATAATATTTCTCTAGGGGTGCAGGTAAAAACAAACATAATACCATCATCCGATTTAAAATTATACTGCCGTTGTGAGGCGCAAGCCTGTAGGGTGTGGGGAGGCTTATAGCACAACCGGAGGCCACTTGACCCACTAAACGTTGATAGCGATCATCAGTCTCAAAGTGATAGATTAAAACAGCACCTTCCCAAGCTTACGGGTAGGTGTTTCCAGCTCACAGGCAGAACTCAAGTGATAGGGGTTAAAACGAAAAGGAGAAACAGATGAAGGTTGGAGACAAGGTCAAAATGGTCGCAATGACGGAACGCGGAGACGTTGTTAACGATGCGGTGATAACAAAAGAGGATGACACAAGATTCTTTGCGGAGGGCGTCAGCGGAGGCGGGAAAATGTGGTTCGACAAAGACACTCTGACCACTCCTTTACACCAATATATGTGCACTACAAAGCTGATCGATATCCAGCTCACAACAGAACTCAAGTGATAGGTTAAAACGAGGAGAAAATATGAACAAGGCAAACAGGGAGATATTGTTCAGCGTAACGGCGAATGATTGCGAATTTGATTACTATGTCGGAAGCGGCAAGGGCGGGCAGAAGCGAAACAGGACCGCGAATTGTGTCAGGTGTACGCATGTTTCATCCGGCGCTGTTGGCAAATCAGAGGATGGGCGATCACAGCGGAAGAATAAAGAGGCCGCATTTAAACGCATGGCAAATACCAAGGAGTTCAATAACTGGCACAGGCTGGAAACTTCGAGGCAGAGCGGCACGCTTGCGGGCGTCGACAAGATCGTTGATAAACAGATGAAAGAAATCAGAGTCGATGTTAAAGACGAAGGCGGAAAGTGGGTTGAAGAATAGACATGAGAAAACTTCTTATCATACCGATGGCGATTCTTGAGCTGATACTTTTGTTGCTGAACTGGATTGTTGCGCTGGTAAATCCAAGGCTCGGCAAAAAGATGATTCGATGGAATATGAGGACGTTGCCCCCGAAAGGATGGTATTTTAGCGGAAAGTAGGCCGTTTCTTGAAAAGTTCTTTTGGCTTGCATTATTTTGCCAATTAGCAGGTTGGGACTTGGTTCTTGACTTCATCTCTCGGCACGGTTAAAGCTCGCGCAATCGGTTCTTGATCAAGCGCACTGCACAGGCTCTTGACACGAACGCGGAAAAGTGCGAAGGTACATAACGTTAAATGCGTTCTAATCGCTGGCTTCTCAAGGCCGCTGACATAAGAAGCATCTGGACACGGATATACGACTGAGGACGCGCTGAGATGCGCAGAAACCCAAAAGGGTCTCGTGGAGTCTCCCCACCGTGTGAATAAATGGAGACCTAGGCGGCCAGTGTTTAGAGCGCATTTGACAGAAACATTTTAAACAGACTCGTAGCTCAGTCGGTCAGAGCGGATGAAACGGAATCACGGAGGAAAGAGATGAAATTGAAAATAGAGCGTAGTAAGATATTTGCACTGAACTTAATTATCACATGGGTGGCTTATCAATGCGTGCTGACTGCGGCGCTTGGGTGCTGGTATATGGCGCTTAAGTTCCTGATTGTTTTTGCACTGGTTGCGAGGGTTGATGAAGTTGTTCGCGCTGCTGAGTTGTCTGATAAATTCAATCAGGGCTATAATTCGAAGCCTTGCACAAAGGCAGAGGGATAAACGATATGGAACGCACACGCAAATACGATGAAGCAGGATTCGACAAGCAGGGCTACAAGTGGATGTCTGAAGACAGAGGTGCATAATGAATTCATATTTGAGCAGACAGCTGGTTGCTGGATTATTTAACGCGGGGTTTACGACTTGCCCGTGCGTTAATTTTTCAAACATGAAGGGCGCTGAGGTTATTATTTCGCCGCCAACTCACACAGAAAAGAGCGCGGACTAATGGCGGGCGGTAGACCTAGTAAGCATACACCTGAACTGCTTATAAAGGCGCATGAGTACGCTGATGGCTGGGAGGCACTTGGTAAAAAGCTCCCTTCAATCGTTGGTCTGGCTGTGCATTGTGAGATTTCAAAACAGCGCGTTTATGAGTGGTTGAAGGACGATGATAAGGAAGAGTTTCGTGACATCGTCGCGCGCGTGGAAGCAATGCAGGAGCTGACTTTGGTCGATAATGGGCTGGATAAAACGTTCGATTCCAGCATCACAAAACTCATGCTTTCGAAGCACGGCTACAGCGACAAGCAAGAGGTTGACGTTACCAGCGGCGGCGAAAAGATAACCGGGATCACTAGAAGGGTAATTGATGGAACTGGAGATTCTAACGCCTAGATGGGCATTGCCGCTTATACCGCCTTGCAGATACAAAGGCATTAAAGGCGGGCGCGGATCCGGTAAATCGCACTTTGACGCTGAACTATTGGTCGAGGAGCATGTTGCGGACCCGAATCAGCAAAGCGTCTGCATCCGTGAGATTCAAAAGTCGCTCAAGTTCTCCGCTAAAAAGCTGATCGAGGATAAAATACGTTCGCTTGGCGTATCGCATTTGTTCGTTGTCACCCTGACGGAGATTCGTAGCATAGGCGGAACCGGCATCATCATCTTTCAGGGTATGCAGGACCATACTGCTGACTCTATCAAGTCGCTTGAAGGATTCGACCGCGCATGGGTTGAGGAAGCGCAAAGCCTTTCAGCTCGCTCCATGGAACTTCTGTTGCCGACGATACGCGCCCCCGGTTCCGAAATCTGGTTTACATGGAATCCTGACCAATCCGACGACCCTGTTGATTTATTGTTTGCTGACTCTGCAAATGATGATGACATGATTTGCGTCCACGTAAACTACACAGAAAACCCGTTCCTGCCTGAAGAACTATTAAAAGAGGCAGAGCGGCATCTACGTGTAAGCCCTGAATCGTTTGGGCATGTTTGGCTAGGTGAATATAACGAGATATCAGATCGGTACGTGTTCAGCGGCAAATGGTCAGTGAAGGACTTTGACGAGTCCATCCTTGGCGCGCCATTGCACGGCCTTGACTTCGGCTTTGCGCGAGATCCTACCGCCGCAGTTCGGCTCTATGTGCATAAAAACCGGCTGTATATTCGGAGGGAATGCGGAAAGGTCGGCCTTGATCTGGATGACACGCCGGACTTCATTAAAAAGCGCATTGAGGGGATCGAGAAATACACAATACGCGCCGACTGCGCCCGCCCTGAATCAATCAGCTACCTGCAACGCTATGGACTGCCGCGCACGATTGGCCCCGGCAAGTTGAAGATCGAGGACGGCCTTGAATACATGAAAAGTTTCGAGGAAATCATAATCCATCCAGACTGCACCAGCACGGCGGAGGAGTTCCGAAAGTATAGCTACAAGGTGGACAAGCGAACCGGCGACGTTCTGCCGGTGATAGTTGATGATTGGAATCACTACATAGATGCGATAAGATACGCGCTGTACGAACTGATTAAGCAGAACTCGGTTGCGTCATTCGGCATGATGGGAATGTTTTAAACTGTTGACATTACGAAAATAAGACTGTATAGGATCAGACTATGGCTAATACTACAAACACACGATCTGAAAACGTTGTATCCGCGCTGACCCATCCAGATTTCCAGCGGTGGGTCGATAACTGGAAGCAAATCAATGATCTGGTTGACGGCGGATCGAAGACCATCAAGGCGAAGGGTCAAGAGTATCTGCCCGCAACATCCGGCATGGTTACTCAGTGGAATAAGGCAATGCCTTGCGCGGTCAACGGTTGCCGAGGTCAAGGCGCTTATGCATACGAGCTTTATAAAATGCGGGCCGTGTATTATGGCTACCCAGCGCAGACAGTGCAAACGATGGTTGGCCGGTTGATCAATGAACCGCCTGTAATCAAGTTGCCTTCAGAGCTTGAGCCATTGGAGGAAGTATCAACCCCGGACGGCCTTTCTTTTGCCTCCATGGTTGAAGCTATTTTCGCGGAACAGTGCAAATACTCGCGCTGTGGCGTGCTGGCTGACTTCCCGGAAGCCCCGACGACCAACCCGCCGTATACGACAATCTATGGAGCATTACGCATCCTGAACTGGAACGTTGAACGCACCCCAGACGGCAAAGACGAATTGACCTTCGTTGTGCTGGATGAATCAAAATATGTCACAACGAATTTGTCAACTGAGTACCGCGAAATCATCCGTATTTGTGCGCTTGACGATAACAGAGAATATTTCACCGGCACCTATGACTTGACCGGATTGACGGACGGGCAGAAGAAGCAACTCGACTATTTGACGCCCACAGAGGATTCTATTTATCCCGTCTACAAGGGGCAGAAATCAAAGCACATCCCGTTTGTATTCATCAATGCAACGAATATTAACGCGGCTCCAGAGCTTCCGGTTTTGGACAGCGTTGCTGAAATGTCCTTGGCGATCTATCGCGGCGAGGCAGACTACAGGCAGGCCCTATTTGTTCAGGGGCAGGCGACGCCGACATTTGCGGGCGCGACCGTAGAAGAGGCAAGGGATTTCTTGCTGGGCGCAAACGGTATTATTGCGGCCAAAGATCCGCTATTCAAGGCCGCATTCATGGAAGTGACAGGCGCGGGCCTGTCCGAGATGGAGAAAAGCCTTAACGATCTGCACACAAAGGCGCAGGCCGAGAACATGAAGCTCACGGACGGCGGCGCGAATGAATCCGGCGAGGCATTGGCACAACGTACCGACTCGCAGACCGTGATTCTTGAACAGATTGCTACTTCATGCGAGGACGGGTTGCTGAAGCTGTTTGCAATCCTGACCGAGTGGGGAAACATTACGGGCGATGTCGAAATTGCATTGAATCGTGAGTTTGTTGATGGCGCTGTTGATCCAGACGGGCTTGCTAAGATGGTTGCTTCGTACAATTCCGGCGCTCCAATGACCCGCGAGGACATCCACAAGTTCGGCGTTAAAGGCGGCTTGCTTGAATCCGAATGGGATGAAGTAAAAGACTCGCTTGATTTGCGCGGGGCTGATGTTTAGTCATTGACCCTATGCGCGCAAACCGCTACAGTTGCGGCGAATTAAAAGGGAGAAAATGGATGAGTAAAAGAGATAAAAAGAGAGTACGTGAGCAGATGGAAACTCAGTTTCGAATCGCTTGTGATCAGCGCATTTCCAGCATGATTCGGCGTGGTGATGAACACGGTTCCGTCGAGTTTGATACAGCAATTATTAAGTGCGCATACTCTTGCCTTACTGCTTTGAAAAGCATTGAAGGGGTTGTCTGGGCGGTGATAGCAGACGGTGAGGTTCGCATTCGGATGGATCATAAACCGGCAGAGCAAAAGGAGTGCCCGTTTCGCAACGCCGAGATGCTTAAGTTTCTCGTTAATATCCACGCACCCAAACTTCGGGTGGAAGGCGATTACCCATGCGTAGGAATCACTGGTTATCTGAATTCAGACTGCGAATGCGCTGCTTGCAGGCGTAACCGCAAGGAATCACGCGATAAGTTATTTAATAGCTCGATATACGGTTCAGGCAAGCCAAAAGAAACGCGGACGCCGTGGGGCTTTGGTGATTTCGCTTCGATCAAAAGAGTAAGATTCGCGGGGGATTCCGGCGAAGGAAACTTTGTTTCTTTTGCGATAATAGGTGCCACGCTTGACGCTCCTGATGTTTGCATGATCGAGCTATGCGATTCGCTGACGGGAAGTAGTATGAATGTTACGCCGGAAATTTTAGCAGAACATTTTGAATTTATGAACAGAGCCGCAGTATGGAAGCCATGCACGAAGGAGGCGCTTGCGAAGCGTACAAGATGCATGAATGCTGAAGCGTTCGGACAGGCAGAATGCGCATCTTGTGAATTATTCTCGGATTGCAGAAAGTATAGATATGGCTGAATCCCTACCAGACTCATTCGTGCGCCGTCAATTCTACATTGTTGGCCTTGGCAACAAGTTCGGCGACATCTTTGTTGACGACCTGAACAAGTCAAATACTGAGGTGCGCGGGCTGATGCTTGAGACGCTGCCGGAAATCAAAGGCATTCGACCGCTGACAAAGGCGCGTTCTCTTGCGCTCGAACGGTTGGCTCGTCAAATCAGCTCTGTGCGCGGCAAGCAAGTGACCGGGTTTCGGATTAGCTTTGAAGAGGCGTTGGCGGTATTGGTTAAAGCCGAGTACATGAAAATGAATCAGTCATTCAACCGCTTGCCTTTGGATATCGAAGCAGATGAAGACGACGAGTTCATTGTGCCGCTTTTGATGCAGAATGCGCTATATGACGGCTTGACGGTTGACCAGTGGTTCGACGGCTTCACTGAAGGCGATTACAGCCGAACACTTCAGACTATTGCGGCTGGCGTTAATGATGGCGTAACAGATACGGCAATTATAACCGCGTTACTCGGCACGAAAGGGCAGGGATACAGAGACGGGGCGCTTAGTGCTTCCCAGAACTCTGCGCGGTCACTTGCTCGCACGGTCACGGCTGGTGTTGCGAATCAATCGCGGGTTGCATGGTCTAAAGGCATGTCCAAAAAAAAAGGCGTGGATTTATTAGAAGTGTTTTCGGCCATCCTTGATAGTCGCACATCATTTATTTGCGCAAGCCTAAGCGGTAACACGTACAAGCCGGGTGTTGGTCCTATTCCGCCGCTGCATAGAAATTGCAGATCCGCCCGCTATCCAATCCCTGCCATTCTCGCGACACCTGAAAAGCTGGAGGTTCCGAACAAGGATTTTCAGAAGGATGCACGGCGCAGGATCGGCGGCAAGAAGTTTGACGACATGACCGGCAAGCAACAGTTTGACGCGGTGGTTGATGAGCAGAAACGCTGGCTCAAGAAGAACGTTGGCGAGCTTCCAGAAAGCAAGGACTTTGAGCCGTGGTTTAATGAGCAACCAAAGAGTTTTCAGCGTGACTATCTTGGGCCAAACCGCTATCGTGCTTGGCAGGACGGGCAAATGGATATCGGGAAGTACGTTGCGCCAGACGGTGCGCGTTACACGATTCAGGAGCTTGTGAATAAGGGAGTGTTGTGATGAAGCATGAAAAGCTCGGATTGCCAGAAATCAAGTGGGATACTTCGCTCTGCGGAGATAAGCACGACGTATTGCGCAGGAAGATTGCGGAGATAGACGATTTGCGCGAGCAACTCCGTGCACTTGAGCGCGAGCGTGATGTTATTGCCAGTGAGATTTAACAAAGCGGAGTGATTCCGCGATAAAAGAGGAGAAATGGAATGAAGGTAGTCAGACACGAACAGCCGGACCTAGGCGAATCAGAAGAAATCGAGCGCATTGCAATTGAGTTCGATAAGGCGGCGCGTGATGAAAACGTGCAACAGATCGGATTGACTCGGCACGAAGTGATGCAGATTATTTCCTCAAAACATGCTGAGGGGGTTCATTTCGGGTTCACTGATGCTGTCCAATATCCATTAAGGGACTTTATCGCATCGCTACTAAACGAACTGCTCTCTGTAAAGCTTTGTTGTAGCGGTTGGATTTGCGGCCAAGAAGACGATGAAAAAACGGTTAACAACCTGATCCGGTACGATGTTCAAGTTGTTCTAATCAATGAACCAAAAGAGGAGAAGTAAATGGATGCTAATATTTGCGCCTTAAAGCCACTCGTTGGCGATGATGGGATGTTTTCTTTCAGGGTAAAGTTTTATGATGGCGACACATTGATTGGTGGTAAGTTCTCGACAAAAAGAGATGGAAGCATTTTCGACATAGTTTCCTTTTTGAGGAATGCCGCCGATGTTGTTGAGCTTTCATATGAAGAAACAAAAGAGGAGAAGTAACATGGGACTAAAAGTAAACCAGAACAAAGCAGGGTACGATGCACTTGGTGATGAGATTAAGGCGCTCTATAAGGCGGATGGCGACGGTTATGCGCTGGAGGTTGATGGACTCAAGACGCAGGAGGATATCGATAAAATCATCCTGAACCGTGACAACATCCTGAAAGAGAAGCGCGATCTTGAAGGGGAAGTCAAGGCACTTCAGAAAGAGAAAAACGGGCTGAGTGACAAAGTGAACGCCTACGAATCCGACGAAAACAAGAAGCTTGATACCGAGGAAAAGATTGAATTCCAGCGGCTGAAGCGGGCTGAGGAAACTTTGACCACGGAAAAGGGCGACCTTGAAACCAGGTATGGAACGCTTGAAACGAAAATGACTTCAGGCCAGATCAAAGCAGCGCTCGCAAAGGCGGCAAAGGGCATTGTTTCAGAGGGGGCGATTGATGATCTTGTCAACGTTCTTTCAAAAGATTTCGTATTATCCGACGGAAAGGTGTTGACAAGCACTGAACTAGGGGATAAAAGCGGACTTGAAGCTACCGCTTACCTGAATGATTATGTTTCAGGTCGCGATTACCTAAAAGCCTCTAACTCCGGTGGTGGAGCAGGCGGTGAAAAGGGTTCCGGTGAAGGGACGCAAGCCAATAAACGAGATGATAAAGAAATCTCCGTTTTTCAGGATTTGCAGTAACCGGAATGACTTTGCCTTTCTGGTTGCTAAGTAAAAAACAACCAGAGAGGTAAAAAATGAGCATCTACGGAAATTATCGCGAACTAGCGATTGAAAAAGCGCCTAAACAGGCCGCATTAATTAATAAGTTCCTTGAAATGGTTCCATTCCTTGCGAACATGCCAATGGCACCAACGAGCGACGGTCTCCAACACTTGTTCGAGATTGTTAAGTCAGTTACAACCCCCAAAGCGGTTGACCTTGACGCTCCATTGCCAATCATCAACGCCGAGACAGAGCTTGGGCGCACGAATGTTTCACAATTCGGCGGAATCATGACGGTCGGTGAGGATAAGGTAAAAACCCTCAACAAGACCTCCGAGCAGTATTTCGATGACCGCCTTCGCATTATCATGCCGCAGACGGCCCAAGAGCTTGAGAAATCATTGCTCGTTAATAGCTTCCTTGCTTACGCAAACGCTAATTCAAACTCTCAGACGGCTGGCGGAACGAATACGGGAAACATGTATTCAATGCTGTGTGTGAACTGGATTGAGGGCTCAATTGAAGGTCTTTACGATCCCGATGGATGGGGAAGAGGTCAAGTATTTGATGCCGCAAAAATTAGCGGCGGTGACCTGATGCTTATCAAGGACAAGGACGGGAACGATATCCCCGGATACAGCTCCCGTATTAAATCCCAGATGGGTGTACAGCTCGCAGATGAAAGATTTGTTTCCGCAATCAATAACATCGACATCGTTATTGATGCCAGCGAAGCAACCGGGCGCAAAGCCATTCCGACCGAAGAGCAGATTGATGATATGATCGACAACGCCCGCGGTTATGATGGCGGACGCCCTGTAATCTATTGCGACACTCGCACTCTTATCGCACTCAACACCTACAAGGGTTCTGCTCTTGAAATGCGTGTTGCTGATGATAACTTTGACCGACTGATTGCTTCATGGAACGGCGTCGCATTGGTTGCTACTCGCAACTTCGGTAAAACCTCATAAGGAGCTGTCATGCATCGCAGATTTGTAAAATCACCAACAAGGTCAGACATCAACTTTGCGCTTAAATGCGCATGGGAGAAAATCGACCAACTTGGGAAAGAGATTGAACTGCTTAAATCTGCCGCAAGCGAAGGGGCTTCGGCCCCTGTTCCTGAATTTGACTGGAAAACCAGCAAAGACAAGGACGCACTTGAGGTGTACGGGCGAACAATCGGAATCGAACTGAAGAAAAGTAAAAGCGCGGAAAATATGCGCAAAGACATAAAAGCAAAACTAAACGGAGGCGATAATAATGTCTAATAACCCCACAGCAATCGTTGATTTCTCAATTGGCTCTGATATTAAAGCCAAACCTGATGCAATCTTCACGGCAGAAGCAATCACCACTACGCCAATCACCTCTGACGAGTTCTTACTCGGTCAGACTTCGGGAGGCGTTGAAATCAAAGTTACCGCAAATGCGGCAATGACACTGGCTGAGGATGAGGTGCTTACCTTTGAATTCCAAACAGCGGCGGCCAGCGGCGGAACGTTTGCCACTTATGCGACCCTGACCATTACGGGCGGGACCGGCGATACTGTATTTGCGGAAGATGATGAACTTTTCCGCTACATTGCAGACCGTGAGCTTGCTGATGAGATTTACAGCAAGGTTGTTCTCACTCCTGACACGACCTCGCTTGCATCAAGCGTCAATACGTACCTCGTAATCGTAAGCTAACCCAAACCCCAGACCAACGGGGGCCGTAAAACAGCCCCCAGAATCCTTTTATTATGGCCTTCACACTCCAAGACGATACCGGCACAGTAGCAAACGCAAACGCTTATATTAGCGTTGCGGACTTTCGCGCATACTGGACCGACAAGAACGTTGACACCGCATCGCTTACTGATGACGAGGTGCAGGGAAATATCGTTGAAGCCACGCAGTTTGCAGACACGCGCTATGAATACTGCGGAACCCCTTTAAACGGGCGGGACCAGACAACGGCATTTCCCCGCGAAAACCTATACGATAATTTTTGCAATCTAGTTGAAGGCATCCCCCGCGAGGCCAAAACGGCCTGCGCGGAATACGCCTACGCAAACGAAACAGCGGCGCTAAGCAACACATTTACGGCATCTGAGCAGAATGTTTCCAAGGAGATGGACAAAGTTGACGTACTCGAAACCGAGCGCGAATACAACGGCTCTAAAGTGAGCGCTTCTACTTGGAACATCTATCAGATTGCCGACAACATTTTGACGGGTAGCGGATTTGTTTGTACCGCTTACGGGTTGCGCCGTGCCTAGCTTTGATTACGGCAAAATGCATAAGGTGGCTGAAGATCTGCTGCTGAAGTTCGGCAAATACGGCGAGCTGACAAACCGCGTATTTACCACGCCAGACCCAACCAAACCACGTGAGCGCACTGCATCTGATACGGAGGCCCAAATTCTCATGGTAATCACGCCATGGAGCAAGACCGATGTAAGCCGATACTTCAATGAGGACATTATCAAGGCGACCTCTAAAGCGATTATTCTGTGGGATGATGATAATCCAATCGGTGCAGACTCACCCGTCACTTACGACGGCAAAAACTGGATGGTTGTTGCGACAAAGCCGATTAATCCAGCGGGAACCGGCTTGATATATGTTGCCGCCCTGTCAGGGGGTGCGTAATGAGTATTTTAGTAACCACAACGAACTTAGAGTCAACCTTCCTTGCCGCATGGACCACGACGCCGGTGCACATTGACAATGTAGAGGGAAAGCCCGATGGCAACCCATATATTTTAATGCTTACCGCCCAGAACTTCAGCGAGCAACCCTGCCTTGGTAGAGACCCCGGCGCAACATGGGAGCGGGACGAAGGCGACTGCATTTTAATGGTTCACGTTCCTGTCAACTACGAAGGGAACGGACTGGCACTCGCAGAGAGCGCAAGAATCATTTTGTCACAACGGAGAATTGCAGAAACGATTACCGATGTAGGCTATACGGTTGCGGCAGGAGTAGCACCAACAGACGCACGATATTATATTTACAATGTAAGAATCCCTTACAGAACCGATAACATCAAAACGGAGGCATAAAATGGCCGGAATCGGAGCAGACGCAAGCACGAGTATAATCGCACTCATCCCTGAAGTTAATTGGGCTGAGGATATTTTGACGCCTGAGCTTCATTATATCAGATCAACAGGCAATGGGCTTGGTGCCACCATCAACAAAGCGGCAAGCGATGAAATCACTGCTAATCGCGGCAAAACGGATGCAATCATGACCACCGGAGGCGCAGAGGGTGACATTAATTTCGAGCCTTCGTATGGTTACTTTATGGATCGGTTCTGGGAGCAGGCATTAAGCGGATTCTTTGATGAGTTCGGTGTGCTTAATGGCGGTTCAGAATGTGAATCGATGTTTATTGAGCGGCAGATTCCCGTTGAAGGCGGTGTTGATTACTACAGATACAAGGGTAGCACCGTAAACTCTCTGGCCCTTACGCTTGACGCAGAAGCAACCAACGCAATTACAGGAACAATCAATGTAATGGCGAGAAGCGAGGATCAGGACACGGCGATCATTGCGGGCGCAACTTATACCGCCGCAAATGAAAATCCAGTCATGTCAATGCCTGAGATGCGTGTTGTAAAAACAACAATCAACAGCATAGAAAACGAGGCGTGTTTTAAAACACTCGGCCTTACCATCAACGCCAACACGAGAATGCAACAAGGAAAATGCACTGGCGTCGTTACCTATCCTGATATCTTCGCCAAAGGCATTGGGTATGGTGATCGGGAGATTACTACGAATCTTGGATACTACTATTCCGGCCCCGAATATGATGAAATGTTCAAGCAAAACACGTCCGGCACTTTGTCATACATCCTATCCGACGGAACCAGAGGGTATAAGGTTGTTCAGGGTAACATTAAAATCATGGAAAGCGGTCTTCCTGTTGAGGGTAGCAATTCCGACCTTGTGCAGGCCATGGTTGCGCAGGCGTTCCTTGATAGTGATGGGGTAGATATTTCCATTGAAAAGATTGCATCCCTCGAAGCGGGCGCAGGAATCAAGCTGACCGAAGTTACCACAACGCCATCGCCTGACTTCACGGGTACTTTCTACAAGGACGGTACGCTGAACGATACGAAGGACGTTTATGCTTCAATTGATGGCCTGAATGCCATCTGGTGGAGTACGGCTGACGTTGCATGGGCGGTTACGCTTTACGGCGACATTGGAACCTTCCCTGTTGCGGTAGGCTGGGAGAACACCAACGCGGCAGACCCAACCGGAACTTGGGATATTGTAGGGACCGCAACCGGCGACATGAGCGGCGCGGCATACGACCCAACAGCTTAACGATTACCGCCCCACTTGCTTTTTTCTTCTCTTTTGGGCTTGTGGGTGCGGATTACAAATAAAAGAGATGTCATAAAAGAGGAATTACCATGACAGCAAAGAAAAGCGCAGTAGAGAAAGCATACGAAGCACGTAAGGCAATCGAAGAAGAAGGCGTTGAGTGTCAGTTGATGGCCGGGTGGGTCGCACTCAAGGCAGCAACCGGCCGCAATAAAGAATTCGTCCGTATGACAAAAGGAATCGCGAGCGGGCAGAAAATCAATGACGACGCTGCATTTGAGCAGCTCGCCAAGACTGTCGCTAGAACCGTTGTCACCGGCTGGGACTCAAAAGCGTTCGGGGCAGAATACTCTCCGGATGCATTTATTGAAAAGTGCAATGCGCTGAGAAAGTGTGGATTCCTTGAGGATGTTCTTGAGTTCGCGCTGGATAAGGAAATGTTTAACGCTGTAGCGGTGGCCCAAGCCGCAAAAAACTAACCGAGGTTCTCGCATGGGAATTGCGCTACGGAAAAGATTATCGGAGAGACGCGGAAATGCTCAAAAGCATGGGTCAGCGTTTGCCGGAGCCGTGGCGCAATGTTCCAACCATCGAGAGCCTGAATATCTGGTACATGGATGCGTTCAGCGATCTATCGACATGCAGGAATTTTGGCTACGTTAACGGGCCTATACCATGGACGGCGGTTGTCCAGTACATTGACCGCGAGGAGATAAAAGAAGACGATCAGTTTATTTATGTGATCAAGGCAATGGATGCCGAATATTTGGAATACATCAAGGAGCAAGGCGAAAAGAAATGAGCAAGCCGTTTTCAGCATTTGAGAAAGATATGAAGGCGCTCGGCGTCTTGTTTGAGGCCAACGCAAACAGGATCGTAGTTGATGCCGCTGCGCAGGCCGGAAAGTTCATTGCTGATTCAAATCCGATTGATACCGGGCTTTCTTCCGGTAACTGGGAAGGCTCGATAGGCTCACCAGCAAGAGAAGAACAGCAACGCTTTTATCCTACCGCATCAAAATCGGCCATGAACTTCCTTCGGGGGCGCACAAAGAGAAGCGGTCAATCTGTGTTCGTATCGAATCCCGTTCCCTACGTGCGCTCGCTAAACCTATTCGGCACATCACCACAGGCAAACCCATTCTGGGTTGAGCGCGGGGCAGAGCGCGGCATTCGTTTTGTTTTGAAAAATGCAAAAGTAATCAGGAAACTATAATGGCAGACCAAACCTATGTAGTAGCTTTCAGGGATGACGGAACAGCAATTGTCTCCCGTAATATTAAAAAGATAGGAAGCAATGCGGCGGCGGCTTCTAAGTCATTGCGGTCACTCCGCAAAACAATTGCAGGAATAAGCCGTGGCGTTAAGTTTGGCGCTATAAACTCGCAGGTTGCCGAGTTGAGTCTTAATTTTAAACAGCTGATAACAGTAATGCGCGAGGTGTCCATGACATCGCGCTCTATTGGCGAAAACATTGCGGCTTCTGTTACTAGATCTGATGTAGCCATTGATCAAAACGAGAACTCAATGAAGATGCTTGCCGTGGCAATATCTGCACTCGTTGGTGAAATAAAACAGCTCGTCTTGCAAATGCGTCAGGTCAACAACTCCGTCAACTTGGTTTCTGATGATATTGATCACCAAACAAACGTCATGCGCGAATTAGCCAGCGCAAATGACAGAATTCAGGTTGAGATAAGGCAGACCGGCGCGGCAATGAACCGTACTGAAAAATCGACACGAAGGGTCACTAGGTCATTTGTTGGACTGCGTAGCATTCTTGCAACGCTTGGAACTTTTCTATCTGTGCGAGAGGTAATTAGGTACTCTGATGCATGGACATCGCTATCGAATAAAATCCGCATCGTAACCAAAGACGAAAAGGATTTGACCAAAGTTCGTAAAGAGCTGATCAAGGTATCTAAGCAGACGTTTTCAAGCATTGAAGGCAACGTTACACTGTTCCAGCGCCTATCCCTTGCGAATAAGAATCTGGGCAAATCGCAAGAAGAGCTTATTGCGTTTACTAAAACCATTTCTGAAACACTCGCAATCTCTGGCGCGACCGCAGAGGAAACGCGCTCTGTATTGATTCAGCTTTCGCAGGGTCTTGGTTCTGTTGCCGTTCGCGGTGATGAGTTCCGTTCTGTAATGGAAGCCGCACCGCGAGCAATGAAAGCATTACAGGATGCGACCGGTTTGACCGTTGGACAGCTTAAAGAGCTGACAGCACAGGGTAAATTCCTTTCAAAAGATTTCTTCGAGGCCATCGCAAGCCAATCTGACGCAATCACGGCTGACTTCAAAAACATTAGCCGCACATTTTCGCAATCAATGGCGATCATGAAAACCAATATGACCGAATTCTTCGGGCGTATAGAGGAGGCAACAGGCACTATTTCCGCCCTCGGGAACGCTCTGGTTGCGCTTACTGAAAAACTCAAGGACATGGTTCCGGCAATTATCGACTTCTCCAGCAAGTGGAATGTTGCCATGACAAAGATGGCGCGTGATTTCGATGATGTGAGATTCAGGATTGATAACTTTAAAATGAACCGGTCAGAGGAAGAACTTGCTGATTTCACTTCAAAATTTGCGCAACATAGCTCCATCTGGGACGGAATCATTGACAGCGTGCGGGCAAAAGTTGGCGACGGCGTATTCGATCCAACATCGGAGCTTATATTTCCTGATTTCAACGCAGAAGATGAGCTGATACCACTCGCCGGAATAGATGCCGCTATTGATAAATTTAAGCAACTGCGCGAGGCCATGAACCCGCAAACATTCTTTGGCGGAATCAAAGAAGGCTTCCAGCAAATGAGCCTTGAGGTCATGAATTTTGGCGAGATCATTTCAGACCTGACCCAAAACACGATCAGAAGCTTTTCAGACGGACTCACAGAGGCATTGACGGGCGGCGAGGCTGATTTTAAAGCTTTGGCACGTACCGCAATCAATCAGCTTATATCAATCATGATTCAGGCGCTTATCACGCAGGCGGTTCTTGGTGCAATCGGCGGACTCGGCGGCGGCGGTCTTGGCGCTGGATTGGCTGGCGCAATCGGAGGAAATCAGTTCGGCGGGCAAGTGCAGGCGGGGGTTCCAACCGTTGTGGGTGAGCGCAGGCCGGAAATCTTCGTCCCGCAATCAGCCGGTCGCATCATCCCGAACCCAGAAGCAGGAGGCGGGGAGTCTCAGGCTCCGACAATCGTAAATGTGGTTGACCAGCAGCAGTTTTATGACGCGCTTGCAAGTACAACTGGACAAAAGATCATCACCAATGTAATATCCCGCAACAGAAAGAGCTTGAGGATTTAATTATGGCATGGGCAAAACTAAACGCAACGGATTACAAGAACTGTCTCGCGCAGATTGTCGCCTTTTCGACAAAGGCTTTCGGGGCCGGTTCAATCACGGCGGGCGGTGGCAATACAGGAGACGGCGTTTTGTACGGAGCATCTGCTACGGCAAACAGCGTTGCAGAAACATGGACGGCTACCGGTGACCTCGGCGGCGCGGATGGTGTCGCAACCTTCACCGTAGCGGGTTCTTTTTCTGGTCCACAGGTTGGCGCGGTATCCGGCGAGCCTTATTCAATTGATGAATGCTCTTTTATTATGCTGAACGGTTCTGCCGATTGGGTGATTGCAGATTCTTATACGTTCGTAGTCGCCGCAATTACGCCTGAATGGTCCGTAAATGAAAGCGATCTCATAAGCACCCAGCAATACGCAATGCTTCAGGGTATCGGCTCAGGCGCGGATGAAATCTTTGTCGGGCTTCGGACTCAATCAGATGAGTCAACCTATTTCAATCTTGAGCTTTCCGGTTTTAGCGGCTACGTGAACGGCAACACATACGACGATCAGAACGGGATTCGATCTTATTACACCTGTCTTTCATCCGTCGGCTTTGACTTCTGGATTTTCACAACCTCGCGTTGTATTAAGATAGTTCCTGTAATCGGAACCATTTACGGTGGCGGCTACACTGGCTGGTTTTTGCCGAATGCCTCGCCATCACAATACGCATATCCCCAATTTGTCGGCGGCTCGACCGATGATGTGGCGCAACTTGTCGGCGGAACAGAGGACGACCACACGAATTACTGGGCAAGTTTTGACGGCGAACTATCTGGCGCTGTAAATGACGGAAATTCATGGGTTGAGATCAATCAATTCATACCAAGAAGTTTCTGGGATTCCCAATTGTCGTGGTTCCCCGATCTGGACGGGAACCGCACGACGTACCCTTGCGAGGCGCTGAAGACCTCGACCAAAAACATCTACGGGAGGCTTGAGGGGGTTCACTATGCGGTGAACGGGGATTCTGTACTTACGCCGGAAGACATAATTAATGATGGCAATAAATGCTTTATTATTTTTCAGGACACGTTCCGCACGGGGACAATAAGCGTGATCGCAATCGATTTAATTGGAGATGCATAGAATGGCTTATTCAACCGGTAGCTATACAGACCAAAACGACGCGCTTAACTTATTCGCAACATTTCTGACTGGCACGGCGGGATATACGCAAAACGACTTGTCAGACGACGGGGCGGCGTATGCTGGTGATGTGTTCACAGGAAGGCGCTTGCATGTTCAGAAGAATATCAACGGGACTGATTACTTTTTCAATTTCAGATCATGCTCGAACCAGCGCGTATTTGAGGATACCTCCTACACAAACGTTACCGGTATTTGTGTAAACGGATCTACGGGATACAACGCTGGTAATTCGTGGGACACACAGCCGGGGCACACGGAAGAGGCCTACGCATCTGGAACATCCGATTCCATTGGGGGGAGCTGTAGGAAACTGATCGAAACCGGAGGCACTTACCACTTCTTTGCGACTCCGACAGTTGTATCGGCCGCGTTTCAAAGTGAGTATGCTCTATCGGAGTTCCAGTTCATAACAATCGGTGCTACTGATTTAAACAAAGCCATTTATGCGTGTAGCGCAGGGCAACAGGAAGGTTTAAAATCTGATCGGTCTAATTTTGCAATATACCTAGCCGGGGCTGATACCGATATCAGCACTAATATTAGAAACTTCAGCGCCGCTTTGTACGATGGGACCGGATGGCTAGGGCATGTGTCCGAAGGGGGGAGCGCAACCGACAGTTTAAATCCTGCTGTATCTCTGCATGGTGTGACCGTAAAGGGAGACTACGCCTCTGCGTATGTAGAAAATTCCCCTGATCCGTTTAGAGGAAATGCGCCTCTTCCGCCTTGCGCAACGACTTGCCTACTGAGTAACATAGGCGAGGTAAGACCATCCGGTGTGCTAGATGGTGTGCATTTTATCAACATGAAGAACTATTCTGGCGGGCAGGAGATAACTATCGGTTCAGACGTGTTCAAGTGCTTCCGCATAAACGACAATTATGAGGCAGGCGTAGCCTTCAAGAAGTAAAATCATGGCAATCTATAGCGGAAAATCTATTGCAAAAACAGATAGTCAAGCTCTTGATGACAGGGCTTGGCTTTCGGTTAATTTGCAAACGGCCGACGAGGGGTACAAATACGCCCCTGTTCATACGCTTGTACCTTCGCCAGGGTCAGGTTCGCGGCTTTATGTGATACCACAACCGCATATAAACACTTTCGACGGGCAGACGGTAAATACGCCGCCTGTGCTGTATGATAAATGGATCACCGTCAAGGATGCAAAAATTGTTCCTTACGATTTCGACCTTGGAGTTGTTGCGCCAGACACACAAACAACGGTCGGCATCTGGAATAGTCATGCGCAAGAAAGCACGGTAACAGGAATCACGCTCGCACCGACCAATGCGCTTGAGATCAGCGGGCTTGAGGTCGGAAGCGTGTTCGGATTCTATGAAGAGATTGCTACGACGTTCACGGTAAAGTTTGGCGCGCCTCCTTTTTTTGATATCACGGTGACGATTGAGTTTGATAACTCGCCGGACTTGGTTCTTTCCGTATCCGGTCAAGTCGGCGTCTTGCTTCCGTATCGCCCGCAAAGTGTTCAGACCGAGACGCTTGAATTCTTGACCGACATCATCACGACACGGAACGGCAAGGAGCAGCGGATAGGATACCGGAAGATTCCTCGCCAATCATTCGCGGTAAACTATGATTTTGCTTTTGATAATAAATCGATGGCATTGCGTAACATTCTCGAAGCTCGCGCAGGATACCCGATTTTATACCCGACATGGACAGAACAGCGTAACGCGGAAGCAATCACGGCAACCGATACGGTGATTACATGCTCCACTGATTACGCCGATTTCAGAGATTCAGGCTTTGCTTTTGTTTATCAGGACGCGGACAACTTCGAGGCGGTGCAGGTTGCAACGGTCGGCGCTGGCGTTCTAAATCTTTCACTTGGCGTTGTTGGTTCGTATTCTTCGCCGGTTGTGATGCCATTGAATCGCGCATTCGGAAACGTGCAGACACAAGGCAATGAGACGGCAAACGGCTCAATTCAGTATAAGCTAAACATGCGAATTGCAGAAAATGCGGCAGTTGAAGCGCCGACTTTCGCGCAGGAATACAACGGAACGCCGGTTATAACTGACGGCGGTTGGTTCTCCGGCGAACGTCAACGGCGCGGAATCAATGCGGGCGCATGGGGTGTTGACAATAAAAGCGGCGCATTCTTCAATCAAATCAAGTGGAACATTCCGAAGAACTCGTTTGAGTACGGATACTCAATGCAGAGCCTCGAAGAAATTTGGGCGTTTCGTCAATTCCTGCACTATCTAAACGGTATGCAGAAATCGGTTTGGGTTCCGACGCTTGATAATGATTTCACGCTCACCCGCTCGGTTGCTTCCGGCGATCAAACGCTTTACGTCAAGAATGATAATTATTCTGTGATGTGGGGCGATTTGAACCACACGGACCACGTTGCAATCTACGACGGCGCAACATGGTACTTCCGCGAAATCACAAACTCAGATGTCATCGATTCAGACGAGGAATTTATTACTATTGATTCTTCGCTTGGAACCGCTTATAATCCCGCCGATTTGAAGGTGATGAGGATGCCGCTTGCGAGGCTCCTGAGTGACACAATCAAATTTGAATGGGTGCTGGCTGGACAGGCCGATGCATCATTAACGTTTGTAGAGGTTCAACAGTGACGTATTATGATACAGAGGACAGCGTACAGGACAATAAGCCTATAGAGCTTTATGCGTTTTCCCGCCTCGCAACGGGGCAGGTTTGGTATTATACCTCATCGCCTGATCCTATCACGTTTCAGACCAACACATATGAACCGATTGTAATCGGGCGAAGCAAAGTAGAGCAGACAGAGGAGCTTGATAAATCCTCGCTTGAGATTGATATCACATTCACTGCCGACCTTGTTCTGCTTTACATTTCCGAGGTGATCATTGACCCAATCGATTTCACTTTATTTCGTGAGAATGCAGGCGGGTGGACACAACAGTTTTCGGGCCGCGTTGACTCGATCAGCGCAAGCGAACCAATGTCAACAATCACATGCGTTCCGATTGCGAAGGCGCTTGAGAATGTAATGTTGCACCTGACACATTCGATTCAGTGCCCGTACACGCTGTTTGACGGCTTCACATGTAGAGCCAATCGAGGATCGTTTCTCGTGAGCGGCAATGTTGCATCCAGTGACGGGGCAACGATTGAGGCCGCAGAATTTGCAACAAAGCCGGATGGCTGGCTTAATGGTGGCGAGATCGTTTCAGGCGGTACTCGAAGAATGATTCTTACTCATATTGGGAATCAGGTTCAGGTATCACCGCGTATGAATATAGAAGCCGGTGATGCGTATGAGGCAACGGCGGGATGTGCGCACAGCACAACGGATTGCCTTAATAAGTTCGCCAACTTGGATAACTTCGGCGGCGAGCCTTACATCCCAACAAAAGACCCATGGAAAAAGAGGATAGTATAAATGTGGTTCATGCTTACATTGCTGGTTCTTTCAATTGTGCTTTCAGCGGCTCTTGCCCCGAAGCAACAAAAGCCGACTCCTTCAACGCTTGCTGATTTTGATATACCGACCGCTTCGGAAGGGCGGGCGATTCCAATCATATTCGGAACTGTTAAATTTGAGTCACCAAATAACGTTTGGTACGGAGACCTTCGCTCGGATGCGATAAGGAAATAAATCATGGGATTATTCAGCAAAGACAAGCAAACAGTTGGATATCGCTACAGAATGGGAATGCACAACATCCTTTCTCTTGGATCCGTCGATGAGTTGAAGGAGATTCGCTTTGACGATGAAATAGCGTGGTCTGGGTCGGCAACATCGAACCAAGCCATTTCAATTAATGCGCCAAATCTTTTCGGCGGTGATGAGAAAGAGGGCGGCGTTTCTGGCACTGTTGATTTCGAAACCGGAGCGGCATCGCAGATCAAAAACACTTACCTTCAATCGCAACTCGGCACAGATATACCGGCTTACAGGGGCCGCGTTGGACTTGTATTTCGAGGCGGCGGCGCTTCGGGCGGATTTTTTAGCTTTTTCTCGTCTGCGTTTTACTTCGGAACAACAAATTATCTAAAACCGTTGTCAGCAGTGATGCGCCGAACGGACACACAAGCGGATTATACGGCGCAATGGTATATCGCAAAAGCCCGCATCGGTGACGACTTAAACCCGGTTCACATTATCCGCGAATGCTTAGTTTCTCCGGTGTTCGGCCTGAATGAATCGACGGCATTGATTGACTCCGTTTCTTTCGAGGCGGCAGCAGACATTTGCTTTGATGAAGGATTCGGGCTTTCGTTTACATTTGACCGCTCAGAGGCTTCCGTTTCTGAGTTCCTAAATGATATCCGCAACATCATTGATTGCTCAATCTATCAGGATTTAAACGGCAAATATTATATCAAAATGATTCGTGATGATTACATTGTCGGCAACTTGGAGACATTCGGAGAAGATGAAATTGTACAGCTAAAGGACTTTGCCCGCCCGAGTAATTCAGAGCTTATCAATGATATTTACATCAACTTCACCGACCGCTCAAACAACTATTCAAAGCGCGTTGCATCATCTGCGAATATCGCAAACATCAATGCACAGGGTCGGCGCGTTCAGGGGTCGTTTGATTATTATGGGATCCATGAATCTGATCTGGCAAGCATTGTTGCTGCAAGAGAATTGAAGCAGGCATCATCTGCATTATTCAAATGCACCATAATTGGTACGCGCATGTTTCTCGATTACAACGCTGGCGATGTTTTCATTTTGACCTATCCGGCGTGGGGAATCGAAAGCGTTGTTGTGCGCGTGGTCAGCGTTGATTATGGCGAGCTTTCAGACAATAAGCTCTCCATCAATGTTGCGGAAGATGTTTTCGGAATCAACAACGCAATTTATTCAGCGCCTCAGAATTCTGGTTGGGTAAATCCTGAAGACGATCCGATTGATAATGATCAGGCTGTAATCATGGATATGCCATATTACGAACTGGTGCGTTTCAATGGCGAGGAATCTGCGCAGAACCAACCAACCGGAACCGGCTTTGGGATAACGCTTGTTCCTCAGATTCAGGGGCAATCAATCGGATTTGATACATGGCTCGATCTTGGTGGCGGTTACTCGTTCTACAGATCTGACTCTTACACGCCGGTTGGTGTCTTGCCGGATGCGCTGGATGATTCAATCGCAAACATTGTCACAACGCTCTCAGGGTTCGCGGGTTTATCTGATGTCGAAATAAACACACCGGCTTATTATGACGGCGAGTTTATGAAGGTTGTTGCGGTCGATGCTATCACTGGAGACATTGAACTTGCGCGAGGAGCAATTGACACCGTTCCAATCGCGCATGATGCCGCCAAGCCTTTGCTGTTCCTTTCAACGCAATCCTATGTTGAGTCGCCTGAACTCTTAGCTGGAGCCTCTTTTGACGAAAAGCTTTTGATTAAAACCTCAAAGTCAACGCTTGCGATTGGTGACGCAACAGAATACAGCCTAACAGTTGCAGAGCGGTTCCAGACACCATATCCCCCTGCCGATTTCGTCATTACGCCAACCGCTGGCGATTATGTCACAACGTGGAAAACGAGAACGCGCCTTAATGGTTACGCAATCACTGAACAATCAGAAGCCGCGCAGACCGGAGAGGCTGGCCAGACCGACACCTTGACGATTCTTGACGGGGTTACTCAGTTGCGGCAAATCACAGGAATTACCGCCGATACTTACACCTACACCGAGGCAGAGCAACGCACGGATGTTGGATTGATCGTAAGCGGCACTATGACGCCGGACGTTACGGGCGCATTTACCGAAACCGGAACAAACGACGGAAAGCCGACCTATTATGACGGAGCCACCTATTACATCTGGTGGAACACGGCGAACACTCGCTGGTTTATTAGCACGGCGGTTGGAGTTGTGCCGACCGATGGCTTTGAGCTTGTCAACGCAGATCCAGAAGGAACGTATACCGCGCTCGGAATTTATACGGGTTCCGCATTAGTTGCGATTAATATCCCTTCACCGTTGACCTTCCAGCTTAAAAGTGTTAGAAGCGGTTTTGATAGTTACACAGAGTGGGAAAAGCAAATATGAGCGTGATTTATAAACAATATGAAGCACTAAGGTCCGCCGCAATAGACACAGGCATTGATGTGTCGAGCGTTAACGGGTACTCACTAAACCGATTCTGCGAAGTTTGCAAACTCATAATCGAGGCGCTCGGCGGAGATTTCGTAGGCTCATCCGCATCACTTGAAACGCGAAAGGCTTATTATCTGCACCAACTTGCGGTTACGGTCGGGGCAACGCCGGAAGTATCAGGAACGGCGCGAGAACGGCAAATAAAAGCGGTTCAATCCATTCTTGATCTAAACGGAATAACGTATTCAATCCCGGCATCCGCCGCGCAAGACTGGCGGCTTTACGTTTTGCTGTTGCTTATCAAATTCGGCCCCGTCCTCACCGACCTCCTGCAATGGATCGACAACCCAGAGCCGAACACATTCGGCGCGACTTACAACGACAAAGCGACGGCAGGACTAAGCAAGGCCGTGGCTGTTGCGGCAAACTCGATAACCTCAACGGGGACCGGGTACATCGACACCGAGAAAGAACTGTATACAGCCAATAAGGCAAATATATGGTTTACGGTCCCCAACGCCACATCTGTCAATGCACTCGTGGGGGGCATTCAAGATTCTGGATCGTTTTCTATCACCAACACAGAGAGCTTGCTAGTCTTGTTTAGCGGAACTTGGTATGAAACCGATGCCCCTTTGACTGTCGGGAGCCTCGTAAAAGCTACGGTGGACTACGTTAGTGAGAAAGTGCTTATTGACGATGAGGAGGTTGCCCTTTCTACCTCAGGACTTACGCAAGCACACACGGGATCTACAATCACCATCGCGGCCCGATTATTGGGCGCAGTCCCGTCCAATCCCTTCCTTGGACAAATCCACGCAGTGGAGCTTCTGTATAATGATGTTGTAGTATACAAGCCCTCGCTCGCAGAGGGAGCAGGCGGTCTATTGCTGGACTCTTCCCAGTATGGCAACCACCTGCCATTCCCTGCGAACTACACCAGAACAAATGTTGGCAGGATTGCGCCAAGCCTAGAAGATGGGTTCGCGTATTCGGCATGGTGTGATGGAGTTGATGATTTTTTCCAGACGGACAAGACACCCGGCACATCCTTCTCGTTAAAATTTTCCTTCTATGTAACCGCCTATAAAGGGGCCAATCAGTATCACAAATTTGCAGGTACAGAAAACTCGGCGGGTACGGAGGGATGGTATCTGGGCCTCGGGAATACCGGCCTATTAAGACTGCTTACTCGCACGGGAGGCACCGCCTTCCGTACTCTGAATGGTGTGTTCCAGCTAAACACACTCTATAATTTGGAATTGGTTGTCATTGACGCAGATGATATCAGAGTTTATCTGGATGGTATATTCCGGGCATGGGGAACAACGCCAACGCTGGACCTATCAGGCGGCGACCAACTTGCACTGGGTAATTCCCCTCGCAAAATAGCCTCCGACTACACGGCGGGTCTAATTGGCGGGGTCGTTCTTGATGGTGAAACTATAGACCTTTCGCAGACTACAAATCTCGGATCACCGGACCTGATGGAAGCGCCGGTACAGGCAACAAACTCCGATCTGTTCTTTGACGATTTCGCACGGCCTGATACTGCATTTGAGGTGGTAACAGACCCCCCGGCCCTTGAGTATATATTTCACGGAGGGTTTGGTTTTGGATTGACGGATACAGGGCTACAGATTCAGGGTGAGCGGTTGTATGCAAATCAGGACACAGACCCTGCTTATTGGGGGGCGTACACAGAGGCCCCGGCATCAGAGATAGGGTGCTATGTTACATGGGAAGACCTCGGCACAGGAGAGCGTGACATTGTTCTTATACAGGCGTCCGAACTCGATCCATGGTATCAGGGAATTACCCATATTCGCGTCATGCGAGATTCGTGGTTTCTCGAAAATGCCGTCACAGGTGGCGGCGGTGGGTTGACCATCCACGCACAGGGGACGATTGACCCGATTCTGCCGTTGAATGTGAGCCACAAAATCCACTATACCTACGCAGACGATACTATCAAAGTATACATTAATGATGCGCTTGTTGGGCAGGCCACCTCCACGGAGTTCGCGCCAAACATAGGCAGATATTCTTTCTGGCAGCATACAACTGGAGACCAGACAATCGGATTTGACAGCGTGTGGTCAACTGGCGCACAGTCGGGCGGGTCCGATGTATTTAATGGCGGCATAACTCGTGATGGTGGGGGAATCCATAACGGAGCAAATGTTAAAACAAGCGACACAGACGCGGTTCTTCTTGATAATCTTTTCCTGAGCGCAGGAGGTGCAACGTTCGATGATAAAACATTTGCCGACTATCTTGCGCATCCCAACGGAAGCGATAACACATGGCTTCAGTTCAGAAAGAAAAATGGAGGTTGCCACTTAACGGGGCGGGCGATTTATCCGCAATCCAAAGTGTTCACTGAGCAAGAATATAACCTGATGTTAGTATGGATAGGAGACCACTCTTGTGGGGCAGGTCCTATCCCTTTTCCTGATGGGCTAGATTTTAGCAATCCAGATAACAGCATGTATATCCCGTTGATAACGGGGGGAGGTATCTAAGATGTTCGATTCAGTACCAATTAAAAATTCATTAGGCGCAACCGTTCAGCTTCCGGCAATCCTGAACTCTGATGGTCAGACATACATCATGAATACAACGATGCCGTGGAATGACCTCATTGCCATGAGACTTGTTCCCGGCGTTTCCTCGCTTGACAAATGGGGCGTCACGCTTACGACCAGCGTATCAGCCCCTGTTGATATATGGGAAGGTGTAGGAGAATACGAGTTTGAGACAACCAACAGCATTACGCATATAAGGGCGGTTAACATCGGCGGTGCGGAAGATGCTGATAATGGAAAGACCATTGAACTTCTGTGCCAACTTGCGGATGGAACGGAGTTTGAGCAGTCAAAGGCCGTGGGAGACGATGATGTTTTTATTGCGCTGGATACACCGTGTTCATTTGTTGCAAGAATGACTAACCTTGCATCTGCCAAAATAGAGGGGAGTGTGCAAGCCTCCGTAGGGACATCAGCGGCGAATTCAAATCAGAAGGCTTATATCATTGATGGTAATAATCAGACTCAAATGGCAATATATCGAGTTCCTAAAGAGAAAGTCATTTTCCTGAAACGCGGTGAAGTTGGATTAAATTTCTCGGGCAACCCATCCGCAGGAACTCAATATCTCATAGAGGCATACAGAAGCAAAAGACCCGGGGAGGACTGGACTATCAAGAAGTCAATATCTGGTGTAACTTCCGCTACGTCAAATTATGAAGATCGCCGGATCTTTAAAGATATCATTCCGTCATTAACTGAATTCAAGCTTTCCGTTATGGAATCCAGTGACGCAACAATCGGCGCGAATGGCGCTTTTGACTTGGAGATATGGGACGAAAGCCTGTTCTCTGATGAGTGGTTGGCGGCAATCGGACAGCCGGGGTATTAGACATGACCCCAACCGAAATGAAAAGACACACCCCCGGCTACAGTGGCGGCGATTGCTTTTGCATGATGCCGGTTGACTCTGTAGATGACCTTGTGCCGCTTGAGTTTCCGAACTCCGAGTTTGTCCGTGTTGACGAGAACGGAAACGAAACTAGAGAGCGCAAAACGTTTGCTGAGTGGGCGCAGTTTAGTTGCAATCTTGGAGGCCAAGAATACGTCAAGCTGTCACTGCAAAACCAAACAGCTGTGCAATTCCCAGAGTTTGAATCAATCGCAGTCCATGTATCCGCTGTTGGGTGCTTGGATGATAAGCAATACAGAGAAATGGTAAAGGCTAACCAGCCAGAAGAGACGGTTTGAGATGTCTGAAAAAGTAGGAATGAAAAACCTTAGCGCACCGATACAGTTATTGGTCGGCCTATTATCCGTCCTGACACTTGTTGTTCCGCCGACTGCTGCATTCCTTCTTTTTGATTCAAGGATAAAAACAAACTCAGACAACATCGTTGATAACAAGCAGGACATTGAAAAGGCTGTA